TTTCATTTCCAATGTTGTTTAATACTTTAGCTTGATCTGGTGAAATTAAAGCAATACAATCTTTACGAACACCGCAAATATTATCAATTATATAATTTGCTAATTGATAATTATTAATGGTTTCTGTATTGACAGTAGTTGTTCCACCAATTGGTTTACCCTGTAAAACTAAAGAAATATCTACATCTTCTGGTGAAGCGAATAAATCATAAGCGCCAGCAACAGCAGAAAATACGCTGTTATTAGCTTCATTGTAACCATCAGAACCAAGAGTAAATGGATAATCTTTTGCTGATGTTGCAGAAGAAGATGTAATGTTCGTAGCAGTGTTTGAAGTTGCTGTAGAACTATCATGCGCCCACCAAACATAATTTGAATTTTGATTAATCACATCTTTATAGTAGTTACCTGATCCATCAGCATTTTTAGCGTCTGATGCTCTAGATAGTCCTTTATAAACTTCAAGAATAGTTCCAGGTGTACCAGTAAATAGTCCATCATCATCAACAACTACAACATGAAGTTCGTCTTTAGCTGAAGTATTGCCATAAGAGGTAACATATCCAGAAGTACCTGGAGCTGATTGAACAGTATTGAAAAATTCCCAATATTTTGGTAAACTATTTGCATTGAAATTTTCGCGAAGTCTATATGGATCTTCAAAAGTAAATGCAACGTTTGAACCAGTAGCAGTTGCACTAGTAACTGTTAGATATTGAATACCAAGTGAGGAATTACCAACAGCTATTTTATCACCAGCTATGAAAGAAGTAGCAATATGTTGGGCGTGAGAGCTGTTTGCAAGGTTGATACCAGAAGCTGTATTACTACCAATGCTGAAAATAATAGTATTACCAGCAACGTTAACTTGATCATAGTAAGCTTGAGAGCTTTCACAAACAGAAACTCTAAGAGAATTACCAAGAGCTCCAGGATACTTCGCAACAAAGGCTACGTCTGTATCAAAGTTATTAGCTTTTGCAGTGTAATCGTTCTCATTTTTTACAATCTGATTTACAAGGTTAGCTGCAAAAGCTCCAGATGGTAAACCTACTGCACTGTAAGTAGTTCCAGGAGAAGCAAGATATAGATTGAAACCGTTTGCATTGGTTGCAAGAGCATTAGAAGATAAAGTAATTGAAGAAGAGTTAACTGCAGTAACTGTTAGTGTGTTAGAACCAACGAAAACAGAAGTGTTTCCAGACTGGGAAACATACATGCCTGCAACAACACCAGTAGTGTTAGCACACTGAACAACAGCAGATCCACTGACTGCATTTACGTTATATGTAGGAGTAACACCAGTTGTGTTTGCACCACGAGAAACGTAAAGACGATTTGAGTATGAGAGGAAACTAGCAGCAGTAAACCAAGTTTCTGCATTAAAGTTGGTTGGTTTACCAAATTTATTTACGAGATTATTTTCTGAATCAATTAAAACTCTCTGACCGATTGGACCCCAGCGAAAAACACCGCCAATCGCGCCGTCTGAGGTAGCAACTGCAGGCACAACGGTTGTAAGATCAATTTCAGAAACGTTTACGCCTGGACTTAGTTGAAATGCCATTGTTATCTCTCCTTTTATGCGAGAATTATGTTATATTTTACTGTTATTTATTAAAAGTTCTCTCTTACATTCCACATCCAACTGTCAGGCACAACCCTTTCATAATCGTCATAATTTTCCATCGCATCGTCTCTACCGTCAAAAACGAATCCGAATGGAGACATATCTTGTTCCATATCTTCTTCTGTTTTTTCACGCAGGGACATGAGAGTATTAATATTTGTATAGTCTTTAAAATATTGCTGTTCTGAAAGCCAAGCAAAAAGAACCAAACACATTACAAGGTCATCGTGTTTTCCAGGCTCGGCTTCGTAAGAATTTGCTTTTTTCGAAAATGTCGCCAATTCGTTTATTGTGTGGAAATCGTTGATTATTAACTGATTACCTTCAATCAGAAGCTTAAGAATAGAACAACCGACAGATTTTACAACTTTGGTTGTTCGGATACCTTTATCTTTTCTACCCTTAGCAACAGCTCCACTACCAGTTCCACCGAAACCTTGACTGATACGTTTACCACCTCGACCAGCATTTTCAGTGAATAGAATGTTATCATAAGAAAAATCATAATGAAGAGTATGAGCTGTTTGCTCACCAATATCATTAACTTCGACAAGAACTGAAGCATCATTATAAGCTCGAGCAATTCTATGGATAACGTCTGCGTAATCGGCTGGAGTAACAGCATTGTTTCTATAAACCGCCACTTGACTATAAGGCATTTTTGAAACATCAATAACCTGAAACGCCGAATAGTCTAAACCTTTACCTCTAGAAACGTCACAAACCATCATATAGATATGTCCAGATTCTGGTTGTTTATATTGAATTAAACCTTCACGTTCAACAACTGGAGTTTGATGAACAAGTTCTTTAAGTTTCCAACCAGCGATAAGTGTTCCAGAGCTACCAAGAAATTCGCAATTATATTCCTGATCGAACTTCTCTAAGTCGAAGTTCATGGCTGCTAGAGTGTCTTGTCTCCATTTTTCATCTCGACCTGGAACGTCTTGCCAACGAACGAACATATTCATATATCCATTTCGTTTTTCGTTAGCATTCACCCAAATAGCATAGAAGTGATTCAAACCATTTGGTGTAGAAACTAGAATAATTTTAGACTCTTGACCTGATGAAATAGTAGGGTAAACAGAAGTAAAAAACTCATCCCAGTTTTCAATGAATGCCGCTTCGTCGATAAAGAGAAGATTGATAGAATAACCACGAATAGCATCTGATGATGTAGCGGCTGCTATAACACGGCTGTTATTTTCAAGAACAAACGAACCTTTGTTCCATTCCTGAATGCCTTGTTGCAACCATTTAGGAAGGTGCTGGTAAGCCAACTGGACACGCCCAAGAATTTCTCGAGCAGTATCACCTTTGTTAGCGAGTAAGGCTACGGTTTTATCAGCATTAAAAATAATATACCAAAGAATAAAAGCGCACGTAGTAGTTGACTTACCAGCCTGACGAGCAGTCGTCACAATGTTGAAACGGTTATCAGCGAAATTAACTAGCATTTGTTTTTGATATGGGTAAAGTTTAAAATTAACAAGACCCTTATCAATGCTAATAATTTTCATATATGTTTCAACAAAATATACGATATCTTGAGAACATCTAATGTATTCTTGTACAAGTTCAGGCGTCCATTCAATCGCCTGATTTGTTTTCTTAAGGTTTGCGTTACCCTTATATCCCTTTAAGGGATCAAACTGCAGATCCACCATTTTTCATATTCTCGATTACTTTTTGAAGCTCAGTTGTTGAGCCAACAAATAAATTATTGTTAATTGTTTGAGCTTTTTCGCTGACAGGAGCGTCGATAACGTTTATTTCTCTTATTTTATTTTGTAATTCCATCAAATCTTTATTAGCTTGAAGCATAGTATCCATAAGCTTGCCCAAAACTTCGAAAGCTCTTGGATGTTGAGAGCTATCAGCTATTTGTCCAAGTTTAAACATAGCCTCTTGACCATTTTGAATCACTTCATAAATGTTCGCTCGAGCTGCTTCAAAATCTTGTTTAGCACTGTCATTATGTGCTTCTGCCATAATGGTAGAAACAGTTTTAGATTGAGTAACTGGTGTTACCCCCAAAGCTTTTCCGATAGGATCATTATTTGCGTTATCACTCATTTGCTATTTCATCTTCGTTGTAAATTTGAGTTATGTATCCAAAGTCATCTGTAACATTTATTTCATTATACGCCACAGTTCCAGTATTGGCTGCTGCTCCATAATATTGAATAGGAGCTCCATTTGCAGCTAATCCAGGCTGTACTGTTACGCGTTCAGAAGCTACCAATTCACCAACTTCATTTATTATCGTGTCTGTTTTTGGTAAATAAAAATTATTTTCTATAAATTTAATAACCCCACCAGTTTTTACTGGACCATATAGATAACCTTTTAATACAAAATCTAAAGACCAAACAATAGCTCTGCGTTTTGTATAAGCTTGATCATAGTTATCATTATAATTGATGTTATTTAACACAATCGGAATGTCCATAACTATTTCCATTTCTGGTATCAAACTTACGCTAGTTGTCCAATCTGGTGTAAAAAATGGTAAAATTTGCTCTATAATTTTTGTTCCATCTTCAGCATTTTTAGCGTAAATATAAACTTTAAATTCTATATTATATGGAACTGGATTATATTGATATTTAAATTTATTATCATTTGTTAAAATTTTAGCCGAAGATCTATTGATAGTTGGTAATTTTCTACTTCCATCATATCTCATTTGTCCCATTTCGAAAGAAATTAAAGGCAAAGGTGCAATTGCTGTTGGTCTATCAATACCTGGATCTTGTAAAACACGAGCTAACATTTTGTCTTTTGGAGCATATGTTACAGGCACTTTTATTAAAGCTGTGACATTACCATTTTTATCAGTTCTTGTAATACGAATATTGTTGACGAGAGTTCCCATCAAAATAACATATTTACGTATTAAGCTGAAGTAAAATGGATCGCCAAACATTAAATTGTTCTCTCGCTGAATGGATCGTAAGCCGTAAAGTCTACGAATTGATCTGATTCTGTTTGAATTTCATCATTATCTGCAGCTGCTATTAAATCATTAATAGAAGAACCTTCTTGAGTTAGATAATCACCTTCTTCTGTCAACAACATTAAACCATCTTCAGCATCAATTGTCCAGTCAAGAATGTTTGTACTGAACTTGGTTTGTAACGAATCTATTTCAGGAATTCCTGTATTCATAAGCTCGCCAGAATATTCAAACAACTCACAAGTCATTTCCCAAGTTTGTAATGCACCTAACTGATAAAACATCTCAAACTTATTAACGTATTTAATTTGAAAACACTTTTTATTGAGTGGGAAATAAATTAAATCGCCTTCTTTTGGTCTAACTTGAGTTGTGAACTCACCAATTTCTTCACTGAAACGTCTTTGAGCCACTGAAAATATAACTTGATTTCTTATTTCAATACCAAATTTTGACATAAAATCTCCATCGCCAGAAAATCCGTCGATAGATTTAATATAAATTTCGATTGGATATGATTCTACATAACTAGATTGATCATCAGCACCATATACATCATCATAGTTATTCAATTTACGAGGAATATAAAGCATGTCCTCACCGTAAATACGGATAGACTCAATAATTAAATCCTCAAGAAGTAACTGTTCTTGAGAAGATTGAAAATTATTGAAGAAAAAATTTGTAGCCATTAGCCAATCATATCCGTTGCTGGTAAGCTGTAACTGTAAATCATTTCTTTTTCAAGCTCTGCTCTTTCTTGAGTAGCTTCATTATAAATTTGCTGACCGTTAAAAGTTAATCCTCCAGGCATTTTCATACCTTCGAACTTTTTAAGGTTTTGACCCCATTGCTGTTTAATAAGACAAGCAGCATATCTAAGAAGCCAACGATCTGACCAAGCGTCTGTATAAACATCTGGGTCAACAACTTCGTAAGCTTCTACTATAATATAATCGCCAATATTAAAACGATCCCAATCCATATCGATATAAAGTTTATTACTATGTCTGTTATATCTTAAAGGTTGACGTCCAACCAGAAGCTGTTCAAGAAATTGAACGTGAGTCATAGCCATATAATATGGAACCATTGAAACAGATGTGAGGGTATAAAGATCATTCAATGCGATTTGATATCGAATATTGAACAAATTATTTGTACCAAGCGCAGCGCCCACATCAAATATGGTCACAGCGCCGATAATGTTTTCCGGAAGAGTTATGTACTTGTTATCTTTATCAGTTTGTGTTACCTGATATTTGTAATAAGTTTTTAAAGAACCATCAAAGTGATAGTCCCAAAAATAACGTAATGCTTCATCAATACGATCATCTACTTGATCGTCATCAATGTTGATTTCAACAACTGGTTTACCTAAACGTCGTAGGCAATTTTCTTTGAATAAAGATCTTGATGTTGGAGCAGTCATTACTTACCTCCACAAGAGCAATTTGTGCAGCTTACTTTCGCTTCAAGTTCTTTAATCGCTTCGATTAATAGCGGTATAAGTTTTTCATATTGTACTGTTAAATATTCAGGATTAATTACAGAAGGTTTGACTGCTTCTGGTAAAACTTTTTCTACTTCTTGAGCTGATATACCAGCTTTTCTTTCAAGAGAAGCACCTTCTGTTATTCCAACAGCAATACCAAGATCGCTTGGAACATAGATAAATCCATTTAATTGTTTTACCTTTTCCAAAGCTTCTGAAATATTACTAATACGAGTTTTTAATCTATCGTCAGAATATGACGATGTTATGTCTCCAGAAACTACAACATCGCCTTGAACATGTAATTTTGCAGCTGGTGTAGTATTTGCAATACCAAAATTGCCATTAGATACAAA